TCTGGGCCGGCCATACTGGTCGTATCCCAGAGAACCGAGCCGCGAGTCTCCGGATCGGGCATCCTCGGCCCCCGCTTCCTCCCCCAGTGCTCTGGGCCGGCCATACTGGTCGTATCCCAGGGCATATAGCTGCGGGCCTGCGGACCGCGCCACCGCGCCTTCAAACTGGATCGCCTGCGGCCGGGAGTACTCAACCAGTGCCGGAGGCGACTCCGGTGTCCCTCCCCCAAACAAGCGCACCAGCTCCGATATGAGCGGCGCCAGGGTCAGACCGGCTCCCAGCTTGCTCCAGACGGCCTTGCCCACGCTGGCCAGCATCGAGCTGCCGCCCGATGTAGCGTTTGCCACCGTGCTCTGGAGCACGGCCTGCGTGTTCGCAGCCACCGCTACGCTCTGCCCCGGCTGGAGCGTTCGGAGCCCGGCCAGGAGGGTCAGAAGTCCATCAGTCTGCGCCAGCGAGCCTGCCGCCGCGGGTTCCAGCAGACTGTTCACCTCTTCTCCGAGACTTCTGCCCGCCCCGCTCAGGATTCGCTGCAAGAGCATCTCCAGATCATGCTTGGCCATGGTTCAATTCCTTGAGAAGTTCGCCCTCCAGGAGCAGGAACGCCTCCACCTGCCGCGCCGTCAGACCGTTCAGTTCCGGGCTCCCCAGGCGCCTCCAGACCTCGTGCTCCTCCAGCCACGCCGTGCTCTGCGCCGTGATCAACGACTTGGGGCAGGACTCCGCAGACACGCCTTTACCCACCCACACCACCTGCCGGGGTGTCGCCAGCGCTGCCGCCAGCCAGGCGCATCTCCGCTTCACTTCCAGACCGTGTCTCCGGCATTCTCCGCACTTCCACCCGGCCTGGTTCGCAAACTGGAAATGGAAGGCGACCTTCAGTTTTTTCGTTCATCCTCGCTCAGCCCCAGTTCGCCCTTGACGGCTGCCAGGATCTCCCGGCACAAGGACTCCGGCCCAGCCCTCACCAGCGTTTCCGGGGTGGCGGCCTGCCCATCCAGCTCCAGCCCCTCGATCTTGACTAGCCCCCAAAGCAGGTACAATCGGTCGATTTCGCTGGCCAGCAGCGCCGCCTCGATTTTCTCCCCAGCATCCTTACCCGCTTCCAGGAACTCCACTTTCCCGGCCAGTTCCCGGATCCGCCGGACCAGTTCAACCCGGCGGCCGAACGACATCCGCACGATCGTGAAACAAACTCCCGGGAAACACTTGGACTCTGATGTCACCGTGCTGTGGTATTCCATCGGCTTATCCGAAAGCTATGTAAATCTCGTCATTCTGCGTGCCCTGCGCCCGGCAATTCACGAACCGCCACTGCAAGCGCCGGTCGCTGTCGTCAAATTCAGGAACTTCCGGCAGCACCCCTGTCAGGTACGCCCCGAAGAGCTGCCCCGATTGCTGTCCTAACTGGAACATCACCGCCATCGGGGAGTACTGTCTGGCCGCCTGGTACAGCGCTTGGGTCGCCGCATCGTTCCGCTCGTACAGATCGAGATTCACCGACACCGCGCGCACTCCCGGCGAGATGCACTGAGGCGCTTGGGCCTGGCAGCCGAATTCCAGGATCCGCATCTCCACATCGTTGTCCAGCAGCAGCTCCGCTCCGGTCAGCGTCAGAAACTGGTCCGGGGTGTTCCCCAGCCAGGCCTGGCCCAAGTGCCCCGGAACGATCGAATAGTCAAACTGGTCCAGCACCGGCTCCGCCGGGAAGCTGGACAGTTCTCCCTGCCCCGCGGCGAAACTCAGGCTGTCGATCAGGTCCTTCGCCGGACCACTGAACTCGAACTCGTGGTAGTCCGCGTTCACCCGCACCCGCAGCTTGTCCACCGCCGCCCCGCACAGGATGCGCTGCACTGCCGACGAGGGGCTCCAGTAGTCGAAAACGCTCACGCTGCCCAGTTCGGTCTCCGGCTGATATGTCACTGTGCCCCCCACCGGCGCGTTCGCCGGCGGCGTCAGCGTGAACGGCGCGTTCAACTCCACGCTTGTCGCGTTGATGATCGAGCACACGAATCGCAGTTCCCCTCCGAAGGTCACCGCTTGCCCGGCCGACAGTCCGTGGGCCGCTGTGAAGTTCAGAGTCCTTCCGCTCGAGCCGCTTCCCGCCATCCCTCCGTTGAAGAATACCGGCCCGGCCCCAAGGCCCGCCCGGAACAGTGGTCCATATCCGGGCTCGATACCTTGCTGGGTCCAGCCGGTCAGGTAGGTCGTCAACTCGTACGTGGTTTTCCGTTTCAGCCCCCATGACACGCCCGGAAAGGTCCGGCTGCCGGTCTTGTCTTTCCGCGCGGGCCGCTCGAGCTGCTGTTTTGTCTCCAGCTTGACCGCCGGAATGCGGTTTCGGCTGTCAATGCCTGAAACTTGGCCGTAATTCTGCTCCGCAGCCACATACAGCCGGTTCTCATTCGATGAAATGTACGCCATAGTAGTAACCGCTCCCCAACCCGTTTCAATGATTCAATGGCTCAATGACTCAATTCTTACAAGCTCACTTCAACCTCAAACAGCACCTTCGCCACCTGAAGAAGGTTCTTCCCTCCTCGCTTGACTGGCCCGAATTCAACTTTGTAGCCGCCCGTGTAGTACATCCCCGAGCCCCACGCCCCACGGTGAAAGTCCAGCACTTCGGTGATGGCGCTGGCATAGAGCTGCAGCTCTTGGGCCATCCCCTCCAAGCGGTCGTGGGATACCCGCACCTCCACGGCCATGTATGCTTTTCCCGAGAAGGTACGAAATTTCTCCTTCAGAAGGTTGGCCAGACCCTCGCAGTACACATAGAACATCGGGTACTTGACCCCGGCGCTCCGTTCGGCCAGCTCGAAACTCACGTTTTGAGCCGCTACCTGCTCGGCCTCCACGCGCACCGGCGCCACGCCCTCCTCCTGTGCAATCGCCGAGACCGCCAGAGGCAGCCCGGCGGGCGCTGACAGAATCTGAACCACCTTGGCCGTTGCTGCGCTGCCGATTCCCGCCACCTGGCTACCCCCTTTGAAGGACCCTGCTGGCTTTCAAGTACCATTCCGGGGCCTGCCCGCTGCCCGGTTTCCTGCCGGCCTTCAGCCCGGACGAGGCTTCCGTCCACGCCTGCCCCAACGGCATCGGGATGTCATTCTGGAGCGTCACATCCTCATCCGCCAGACCTGCGTACACGTTCCAAGCACGCGCATTCTCCGGAGGACTCACCGCCTCCACGGCCAGCAGGCTGCCGTCCGGCGCGTTCAGCACTCCGGGCTCACTGGCGCTGCCTTCGTCCTCGTTCCCGTCGAGCCAGCTCACCCTGGCGAAATACATGGCCGCCGGAAGGGCTCCCGGCACGCTGCTCAGCGTGGGCTTTCCGGCCTGCACGATGGGCTCGCTCACCATCCCCATGCCGATCTCGAACAGGGCTGCCGAGGCGCGTTTTGCCAGTCGCTCGTAAGCGCTCCATTTTCCGAGGTACCGGTCGTTTAGCTGGCTGTTATACGCATCCCGGTACGCCAGAGCCAGCGTATAGTGCGTGTGCCACGTGCGAAGCGGTTCCGTCACCACCACGTTCCTCAACTCCGGTTTCGTCCCTGCCAGGCCCGCCAGGTCTGCCCCGCTTTGCTGAGCCAGGAAGACCGCGATCTCAATTCCGATTTCTCGGCAGGCCAGACTGAGCTTGGCCGTCAGATCGATCTGCTCCGTTCGAGCGACTTCCAGAATCGAGCTTTCCGATCCCAGCAGGTCCTCAATCGTGGATACCGTGCCATCTGTGAATAGCGCCATAGGTGCTCCGACCTTTTAGGACCTGGCCGGCCGCAGCGCACCTTTCAGCGCCCGCAGCTCCGCCTCTGAGACCACCGTGATCTGCATCCGGTTGGTCGCCGCCATCTGGTCGGCGATCCGCTTGGCCTCGGCGGTCTGTTCCCGGAATTCCGCGGCCTCCTCTGGCGTGGCCACCCGCGCACTCCCCTCCACGATCATTCTTGCGGCGACCACCCGGGGCACTTCCGTGCGCACGCCCGCGCGGCCCCCGTCCGGGGTCTCCTGGCTGACAATCACCACGTGTGGCTCTGCGAGACTGGCCTCCGCCTGTCGCAGTTTTTGATAGAAAACTTTCGTGTCCATAGGAAACTGTTCACTCCCCAGCCTGCTTCTCGCCAGCCATCAGCCACCAGCTCTTCTCACAATCAGAGCGGATGGCTGACGGCTGACGGCTGATGGCTTGCTCCTGTCAACGTCGTGACAACGTCGGCTCGCCGTGCGGTTAGCGCTAGCCGGCTTGATGCTGAAGACTTGGTGCAAATCAGTCAAGTTTGGATTCACCGCCGAGGCGCAGAGAACGCAGAGAAAACATTCTGGCATCTTCTCTGCGGCCTTTGCGCCTCTGCGGTGAATACTCTGGCCGGTCTGAGGTGAAACCTCGCTAGCTGTTCACCTGCACCCCAAACTTGTTGTACAGGACCGCGGCGCCGTAAAGCACGTCCACGGTGAACTGCTGGGCCAGCGTGTTGGGCTGGTAGCTCAGAATCACGCGCATCCCGAAGTTGCCCAGCTCCGCATACTCTGCGACCGCCCCGGTCCCGGGCAGCGGTTGCGGCAGGCGCCGGATCACCAATCCCAGAGCGCTCTTGGCGAATGCGATGTTGTGGGTGGTCACCGGAGCGCTGCCCGTCTTGGCCACAAACTGCGACCGGAAGACGAAGAAGTCCTTGATCTTACCCACCGAACCGTCCACCAGAGCGCGCAGCCCGGCTTCGCCCGCCGTCTGGTATTCGCTGAACCTCTGGATCTGCCTCATCTGGGAGTAGGTCGCCGCGTCCACCACCAGGTGCTTCGGCTCGCTCGCCGGCACCTTGGCCGTGAACAGCGCCGTCTCCGCCGCGTCAATCACGGCCTCCGTAACGGGTGTCCCGGCCGTCCCCACCGGCGTGTTGGTGGTGAAGCCGGCGTAGAGATTCAACAGGTCCGTCTCGATCCTCTCCGCCAGCGCCACCATCGCCGGATGCATGTACAGCCTCAGCAGGTCCGGAACCGCCAATACCTTAGTGACGTCCGGGACCTGGAAAGTGGCCTCGGCGTGCGTGTTCAGCACAATCTGGGCGTTGCCCAGATTCGGATTCTGTGTCTGAACCGTCCCGCCTTCAGCCAGGTTGTTGGCTACCAGGATTGGAGGGATCGGCACGTTCACCGTGTCCCCCGCCTGGGCCAGAGTTGGCTCGAAATCGCGTGTGACCAGGTTCCCCATGACGAGGTTCCCGATGAGAGCAGGCAATGCATCTGCCGCCACCAGTTTCACAATCGCGTTGGCCACATTTGCTGACGTTATTGCTGGCATCAGTTTTTCTCCTCTGTTGTTAACAGTCCTGCCGGTGACCCGTTTTCCGGCCCACCAGCCCCACGTTGCTAAGTCCCTTCCCCCCGTGGCGCAGGCCCTCCGGCCTGCCGCCTCGACATTCCTGTCGAGGTCCCAGGGCACACACCTGCCCTCGGCGCCTGACCACCTCGGGAGACCAACCTCCAAAAACTTGCCCCTCTCGAGCCCCAGCCAATCAGGAATCCACTCAAACGCCGGTCCTTCTGACTCCTGACTCCTGTCTCCTGACTCCTCCGCATCGACGCTTTCTTGTCGATGCGGGCGCCACTCGGCGCCTAGAATCCCTTCAGCGTCTGGGAAGCGATGCGCACGATCTCCTGCCGCACCCGCTCGGCTTCCTCCGCGCTCATCCCCGGCCGGATCCTGTCCAGATCCGCGACCGGGCTATGAGCCCCCGGCGCCTTCTGCCCCGTGGTCACTCCCGAGCCGCCGGTAATCCGCGCCGGAAGGAACTCCGGGTTCTCGTTGAGGAACTGCGACAGATAGTCCCTCAGGGAGACCTCCCCTTGGGCCCCTTTCGCTACCAGGCGCCCGTCCTCCGACCGGAGAACATCCTCCCTGACTGCTTTGAACGCCAGGTCCACCTTGGCCACTCCCAGCCGCTGCAATTCCGCCCGGATGCTGGCGTTCCGCTCCGCCTCCTCGGCCTGCTGGCGGCTCCGCCGGTTCTCCTCCACCAGTTCGTTCAGCCGGCGCTCCAGTTGCTCCCGCCGCTTACGTTCTTCCAGCAGCTCCGCCTGGTAGGCCGGTTCGCTCTTCGACTGCTCCTTGCGGATGAATTCCTCGATGGTCTCCCGAATCACCCCGCGGATGGCGCCTTCGCTGACTTCCCCGTTTACTGCTCCTTGCTTTAGTTCGTCGTCCATAGCTGTCACTCACTCGACTCCTCAATCTCTCCCGCGATCTGGTCCTTCACTTCCTGCCGCACGTCACACAGGTATTTCGACGCCAGCTTCTTGAACACCTGCTTCCGGAGCGTTTTCGAGCCTTTCTCCAGCTCCAGCAGCTTCCTGGCGTCCTCTACCTCACTGCTGAAATCCCCGATGTCGAACTCGTCCAGCCCCGAAACACCCATCGTCAGGCCGTCCTGCCGCGCCGCCTCGATGGCTTTCAGCACCCGTCTCAGCGTGTCCTTGACCGCGTCCCCGTACGCCCGCAGAACCTCTTGCGTGATCGTGAAATCGCGCTGCTTGCTCAACCCGGACTGCGGCGCGCTGGACGACAACCCTCCTCCCGCCTGGGTCATCAGGTAACACACCCGGTAGATTTCGTCCTTCAGACGCGTCAGGTTCTCCGCGGCGATCTGGTAGACGTGCCCCTCCGGCTCGGTCCACCCGAAGCGGTCTTCCGGCCCCAACTGGATGTAGTACGCTTCCCCCACGATCTGCTTCCAGTCCCGGTCCGTGTACACCACCGGCATGGCGAACAACCCCATGGTCAGCGCCCAAGACAGAGCGTTCGACTTGTTCAGATGCTCCAACTGGACCAGCGCCGCCTTGTTCATCAGCCACAGCCCTTCCGTCACCTTCAGCGTGAAGATCGGAACCTGCCGCAGCCTCGCCAGCCCGTGCCGTCCCTGATCGATCAGCTCGGGTCTTCCCGGCTGACCCTTCCCCTCCACGCGCCGGTAGACCTGGAACTCTTCCTTGTCGTAGGACAGCCAGCGCGTCTCCTTGAAGACCGTATCGCTGAATCTCTCCTGCCGGATGCTCGACGTCCGGATCACCACCCACTCGTAGTTCCCGCGGTCGTCGTAGCTCCAGTTGATCACGTCTTCCGGCTTGTAGTCCTGAAGGTAGGCCCGCGACGCGCCCCGCGCCTCCTCCTCCGCCCGGTTGGCGGCCGGCTCCTTCCAGCGCGGGAAGTCCGCCACCGTGTAACTGCATCCCCCCACCAGAGCTTCCACCAGTTGCCGCCGGAAAAAGTCGCTCAGCCCGGTTCCCTTCTGGTCGCAATCCTCCGCAAACTGGCAGAAGAACCTCTTGCCGGCTTCGTTGCTGCCCTCGTAACTCAGGATCGGCTCCCGGCGGAACAGTGTGGCTGCGTACCAGTCGATGATCGACCCGACGTAGTTCTCATAGAACACCCGGCTCAGCCGCTCCAGGTAAACCTCCCCCGGTTCCTTTTGTCGCCGGGCCAGGTACTCCATGGCGTGGGCTTTCAGTTGCTCGCCGCCCACGTACAGGTCCCTGTAGCTCCGCCACATGGCCTTCTTGGCCGTGTATTCCGGATGTTCCCGCTCTATGTCTGGCATGGTTCCTCTGCGCTTCCCCTGCGCCCTCCGCTTACGTCAGCCGGTCTCCCCGTTCTCCCACCGGAGCGTGGGGCCCGCATTCCTCCCAGACCAGGTATCCCAAAGCGTCGGAAAGATGCGTCCGCTGCAGGTCCTTGTCTTTGTCGATCACCGCGGTGTCGGGCTTGTAGCACACCTCTTCCAGGTCCCTCGCCAGCCCGCTGCATTTCCCGCTGATCAGCAAGTGCTTCTCTCCCGACGCCGAGCGCAGCTTGGCGTTCACCAGGGCCACCCGCTCGCGCGTCAGAGGATTCGATTTCGGTACCCGGTAGCTCACGTTCGGGTACCCGGAGCTCTGGAAGAAACCCCGGATCATCTGGTAGTCCGTCGTCCCCGAGGTCTGCATCTTGTTGCCCGTCGCGTCCCCGTAAATGCAGACTCCCGCCGCATGATACGGGAAGCGGCGGTGGAACTCCTCGCAGGCCTCCTGCGTGGTCGCCCGGCGGATCACGATCTCGTCCAAAACGTGGATGTCCTCCTTTACGATCTGCGCCACGATCGAACACATCGGATCCACATTGAAGTCCAGCGCCCACATCAGCGGCAGCTTGGGCTGGATCTCCACCGCGCCCACGTGTTCCCCCCGGTTGAACGCGTGGTACACCGCTCCCCCGTGAATGCTGAGGTACTTCCCCAGGACCTCCTGCTCGTAAAACTTCTCGTCGTAGCTGCGCTTCAGCCGGTCATAGAAGTCCGGAACTCGCTTCAGAAGATACCGGTTCTCCATGGGCTCCGCCAGCACCACTTCGTACCCTTCCACCGGCTCCAGGATGAATCGCCGGTACACCCAGTCATAGCCCTTGGGGGTCCACCCCGCAAAGCCGCACAAACGCTGGGCCCGCGGGTCTCGCAGCCGCCCCTCCAGAATCACCCAGGCCTCTTCCTGGCTGTAGGTCAGTTCGTCCAGACCGAACCACGCCAGGTTGGTGCCCCGCAGCCGCTCGAATTCGTCCACCGGCCGGAACAGGATCCGCGTTCCCGTGTCTCGCATCACCAGCACGTTCTCGGCTTTGTTGTGCTCATACGGGATCTGGTTCTTCGCCAGAATCTCAAACAGCGTGCTTTGGGTCGCGTCTCGCAGCATTGGATAAGTGGGCGCTCCTAGCATCCCCAGCCGCCCCGCATTCAGGTAGCTCAGCTTGATCGCCTCCTGGCACAGCGCCTGGCTCTTGCCCGATCCGATCGGCCCCGAGAAACCCTTGAATCGCGCCGTGGATTGGTGAAACCGCGCTTGGGAAGGTAGCGGATCGTATTCTATGTTTCGGATGCATGTTCCTTCTCGCTCGGCTCGACCCATGAGACCTTGATCTCCTTCGGCTGCTCCTCAGCTAGCTCCTCGTCGAGTTGCAGTAACCGGATGAAATCTCCGACCGTTGGCTTCAGTTGATCCGACTTGAGCTTCCCCTCGATGCTCTCGATCATCTGCTCTACCAGGGCCGCTTTCTTCCGCCGTCTCTTCTGAGCCTTCGTGCTGGTCTTGCGCGGTTTTCTCTTGCTTCCTGCTCCCGCTTTGACCTCTGTGCCTGTCGCCAT